AGCTGCTGAATGAGTTGTGTTTGCTTCATCAAACAGAGCTTCTGCTCCACCCTGCGTTGAAAGTTTTGCTTTCATAGCAAAGATCAATCCCGTAGGACCGGTCATTGGTTGTACACCACAAACGTCATAAGCGATCATTTGAGGCATTGCTCTACGAACTAGAGAGATCAGAATCGGATCCCACTTTGCAACTCCACCTGTATTGTCCATAGCACCCGCAGAGTTAGCTGGAGCAGCTTCGCTCAAGAACTTCTCTTGATTCTCAAGCAATCTACGAGTTACATCTCTTTTATAAGGATCTTTGATTTCAGGTAGATCCGCGTGATCCATTACTGGAGCCCACTTTTCTTTAATATCTTCGGCCATATACATTTGTACTTCTCCTTTAATTAATTTAAAATTTTAAAAACTTATCAAACTTCATTTCACTTTATCCATATATTTAAAATAAGGTTACTTAGATTTACTTAAATTAGTAATAGCAGCCATAACACTATCCATTCTACCGTCACTTGATCCATCGGTTACGTTTTTATTCGTAGCTGCTGTTGCCTTATTATCTTCCAGTTTCTTATCTGATTTAAAGTAACTGTTTTTAATGATATTCAACTTCTCTTTGTACTGTTCATCTGATTCGTAATCAACATCTTCGATCAACTCTTTCATTTTTTCAATGTCAGTGTCAACCATGCCTTCTACGACATCTCGGAATGTGTCTTTAGCTTTATATGTATTTAACTCTTTCACGTTATCCATATGCTTCTGAGTTGACTCGTCAAGTTTAGTTTCCAATTCGGCAACTTCTTGTACAAGACTCTCAAAGACATCTTCCTTTTCTGCAGGAACATCGATATAATGTTCCTCAAACAACTTCTTCAAACCAGAAATAAAGCTCTCTGTGACTTCGTTGCGAACACCTTGTTCAACAGCAAGCTTATTTTCTTCCATCCATTCTTTTACAACATAATTCATATACTCATCCATCTTTTCTGTCATCTGTGTTTGCACTGCTTCTGTTTGATTGTCCAAATACTTCTTAGATTCGTCACGAATTTGCTTGCGAATCTTAGCAATCTTAGATTTAACTGCAGCTTCAAAGATTGTAGCAGCTTTCGTTTTGAATTCCTCTGAAAGGTTTTCACCATCTATAAGTGCAGCTACATCTTCAGAAACGTCAACATCTATTTCTTCTTTCTTGGTTTCGTCTTTATCATCGTCATCATCATCTTCGTCATCATCCTTTTTACCTTTTTTCAACCAAGGAGGCATACCCTCTTTTTTAGACTTGCCTTCTTCCATATCATCATCATCATCGTCATCGTCATCATCTTCATAATCATCTTCTTCTTTTTTAGATTTGCCTTCTGCTTTAGCAGATGCTTTTGATTTTTTATTTTTAGGATCAGCTGCTTTTTTTGTACCCTCTTCTCCATCAGGCTCAGACTCTTTTCGTCCTTCTTCGTCATCACCTAAATCAGGTAGACCTAATTCTTTGTTAGCACTTTTCGCTTCTTCCATATCAATCTCTTCAAGTTTTCCATCATCTGTGAGTATTTCTTTTGCCATTTTCTATCTCCTAAAGTAATTTATTTTGTTATAATATTTATAAGATTATAGATTTTGAAGGAATTTGGTGAAAACTTCTAACTTTTTCTGCTCCAATTCCCTCATATTTGCCCTTTCAATAGTTTTTTTCATGATATCAATCTCTCTTTCTTTAATAACACCATTCTCCCATACCCACTCTTTGCCTTCCATGATACCATTAACAAACGCATCTGGTGCAGATGGATCAGCAACAATATCTACTGTGGATAAAACAAAATCAGATTGTACTTCATTGACTCCAGCCTTATTAGTTTTAACACTTCCCATACCTCTGGAAGATACACCAAGTTTAACTCCTTCACTAATAAAACTTTTAACAATTTTACCATTAGGTGTGTCCATTACTTTTGCTTTACCAATAAAGTTCTTACCATCCTCTTTTAATTCTTTGATAACATGAGAAACCCTATCCAAGTTTATGATAGGTCCCATTGGATGACCAAGTTCACCAAGAGCTCTTCCCTCATTAACATATTTTGTATTAAAATTATTTACTTCTTTTTGCAAAACACCATGAGGATATATTCTTCCATTCTGATTCTTTAGATCAGCCTGCATAAAGATACCCTGAATATACTGTTGTTTGCTTTTGCCTTCTGTAATGTACTCAACTTCTTGAGTATGTTCTGTTATTAATTTCATACTTTTATCTCCTTTTAACCATATGTCTTTTGAACTTTAGTTTTTTTCTTTTTGGCAAGCCGTTCAGTTTCTCTTCTACGAACTTGTGGTAATATTCGTTTAGCAATCCTATGAATGATTGTTTTCTTTTTAAATAATCGTTTTTCTAAATCTTCTCTTGCAGAAAGAGATAAACTACTTTTCTTTCGGTTTTGTAAAATTCTTTTTGCTATTATCGATCTTGCTTTTTTTAATGCCCTAACACGCAGTTGTTTCGGTGATGCTTTTCTTCGTAATGCAATTGCACGTTTTCGAGCAATCATTTTACCTTTGGTTCTCATCATTCTAGCACGACGCATTCGTGCCGTCTTACTTAAAATTTCGTTGATGGCATTTTCTATCATGTCATCTATTAAAGTATCATTCATTTTGATTCATCTTTCGGAGTATCTTGTGATGCTTCCCATTCTTTATGTGACATATCAGAATGAACTTTATCACAATCATGGTTTTCGGTTCTGCGTCCATCACCACCTGCACATTTTTTTCTTCCACCATCTGAAGTAATATACTCTGATACTTTCTGTACTATACTTTCTCGTTTATTTGAATCACGATTTTTTTCTACTTCCGTTGCTTTTTTTGCTGCAGCCTTTTCTCGTTCTGCTCGGCTCTTATCTGTTGCAGAATCACGTTTTGCTTTTTCTTTTTCATTATCAATTTTTCTAACAGAGTTTTCTTTTTCTTTATTAATCTTTTTCAACGAGGCTTCTTTTTTTCTATTAGCCTGTTGTACTGATGCCAAATCTTCTTCTAAATGTTGCTTAAAAGTTTTCATTTATCTGGAGTATCCTCTGGTGTGATTACATCAGCAACTGAAACTTCTGTAGAAACTGGTGCATCATCTGAAGGTAATACAAATTGAAAAGATTTTTTATAATCTTCTATTGCTTTAAAAGATTTATCTTTTAATATTTGTGAAATACCATCTTTAGCCTTAGTTAATTTTTTACTTAGAATATCTTTTAGTACAGTACTTTTTATATCAGTCATCTATTTGATCCTTTCTTTCATTACATTTTTAATTACATCAACTAATAAATCATCTGTTAGACTACCTTCTTGTATCCACTCTTTAACTTCGTCTTCATCTTCTTCTTGATCTTTACCAGTGATTCTATTCATTACATCTTTTTTCCAATCAGTCTTTTGAACCCTTTCAATAGATTGAATATCATCTGGTTTTTTTAATTTTTTTCGTAGGTCGGCTTTAACTTGTCCGGCACTTTTTGCATCAACATAGAATGGAGGAAACCCCTCTATTTCTACTTTCCACATAGATTCTGTAAATAAATTTTGTTTATAACTTTCCAAGAAACTCTGTGTCTTAGTATTTAGAATAGATTTTATAGTTTTACTGGAACTCATCATCTTCCTCCCCATCTGTATTGTCCAATTCAGCTGCCGATTTTTCTGCTGCCATTTGTTTATCTAGTTCTTTAATCTGATCCTCAGTCTGTTGTAAAATATTTTTACGAATATACTCTTTTGAAAAATATTCACCAACATAATCCTGCGCTATTCCAAGAACTTCAAAACGATCTCTCATAATCTCAGAGTTTTTCAACTCCATGAAATGAGAATCTTTGGCCCATACATATCGAATACGATCTTTAATGGTAACCCAATCTTCTTCTTTAATAATACCTTTAAGAATTAATTGAACTCTTAGTAAATCACAAAACAAATAAGAAAATCTGTGACGTAATCGGGCAACAAATTTCCCAAACTTTACTTCATCTCTTGTAATCTCTGATGCTCTACCAAGATTAAAAGTTGTGGAATCAGTTCCTTCAATTCGTGAGATTGGAACATTTAAAGACTTGTATAACTTCTTTCTAAAATATTCTATGTCATCTGTTTCACCAAGATTCTGTCCACCAGGAAGTGTAGTAATTTCAGTACCTCTACCACCCTCTCGTCTTGGCAACCAAAAATCTTCCAACATAGAAAGATGTTTTCGTTGATCTTCTACTTCTCCCGTTGATGCGTTATAAATCATTTTCTGTTTATAACGATTCATTACTTGCTGTAAGTACTGTTCTGCTTTTAACTTTGGAAGATTACCAACATCAATATAAAATATTCTTCGTTCTGGAGCTCTTGCTAATCTATAGATTACTAGAGCATCTTCTATCATTCGCAATTGGTTAAATGGTTTAATTGCTTTAAATAAATAACCAACTACAATTTGTTTTACATTATCTATTAAACCAGAGTGAACATAAGAGATTGCATCAGGAGCAACTGTAACTGCATTTGATTGACCTTGCATCGCATGGCCTTGTTGGAATGAACCAACATTCATAGCATCTGGTGTATACACATAATACTCTTGTACACTTTCAACTACTTCAATGTTACCCTTCTTTGTTTTTTTTACCTCTCTTACTTTTTCAATATTTAAAGGATCAATTGGAATCAATTCTTTAATTCCATCTTTCGGCCGACCTGAATCAATTATAATATGATGATACAACCTTGCATCAATATACCATTTCTTAAATAAGTCTGCACCATTTAAATTAAAATCTAATAAGTCAAGAAGGACATTAAACTCTGTTTGCATCTTATCTTTAATTGCATCTGTATAATCTAATGATCCCAGATCAAGAGCAACAACAGGTTGATTTTCTTCTTGTATAACAGCGTCATTAATGATATCTTCTACGGCACCATCAACTTCTTGAGAAAAACTCATCTCACGATATTTTTGTACAAGAACCTTTTCATTCTTAGCATCTGCATCTGTATTCAGATAATGCCCTAAGATTCCTCCACCATCAACTACAGTCGTAGCACCATCTGTATTTTCTGGTGTTACAAAAGTTTTTCCTTTTTTATCTTTTTTTGATTTTAGTTCAAAACCGAATAACTCAAATGCCATATGGAATACCTTTTTTAAAATTCATAATAATAGGGGGATGAAACATCCCCCAAATCAATTAACCACCGAACGTAGTATTTACACCCACTGCTACAGGTCCTACTTGAACTCTACCACGAACACCAACTTCCCAATTACCATCTCTTGCGCCAGTAACATCAAAACCAGTACTGTTATCAGAGTGCCAATTGTTAACTGCGAAAGTTACACCATACTCTTCAACTGTATCGTTGGTATCCATACCAAGATCAATAGCTGCGATCTCTGTTGGATAAATATCTTCCATTCGATATGTTCGGAGAGCTTCACCATTTCGACCCATTTGAATTACTTGTGCTTGACCATAAACAGATGAATGATTTAAAGAAGAAACATTAGCAGCGTGATGTGTAATGTTTGCACTCCAATCTTCAAATGCAGAACGAATAATAAATTGTGGATCATTCAAAACTGTTACTGTCCAATCAGTAAATGTTCTATCACCTGGCACTTTCAACTGCCGACCACGAAACGGTACATCAATATTACCAATTGTAGATGCAGGAAGTTGTGCAGCTTTGCATAAGAACTCTATTTGTGGGATTCCCACTTGATGTGTAATACTAACACGAAATAGATTCGGTCGTACTCCACCCTTGAAAGACTGTTTAAAGTCATGTATGTTTGTTGCCATGTTATTACTCCTTTATATTGTTATAGTATTTATACGATTAACCACCAATTTCTGTAAAATTAACATCAGTTCTGGCGGCTACAAAGTTCAGCTGGATGAAGTTAATAGACCTAGAAGGTTTCACATATATGTCACCAACAAAGTTATTAGCATCTACCACACTACCAGGATTGTTTGAACCGTCACATACTACTTTAAAATCAGTAATACCACGCCGTCCTTGCACTTCTCTCAAGAAAGGTTCGACCATACTTACAAATTGTGAACGTGTAAATTCATCATTAAACTCAAACAACATTGATTTAGCTGCATTAGAAATTGCCTTTTCAAGTACAATAAATAATCTTCGTACATTGATATGGTCAAATGCAGATGGTGCTGTTTGCATAGTCTTATCACCAAATAAAATTACACCAGAACCTGTTTGAGTAATTAGTGGATTAACACCAATTTTATATAAAGCATCTCGATCAGCCTTATTAGCTTCCCAAGAAAGTTTAACAATATTTTTGATAGCACCTCTTGTAACTCCTGCAGGTGACCACCATGCATCGTGTGTAAAATCAACTCTTGCACACAAACCAGCAACATCTCCACACATTGGGACATAAATAAATTTATCTTGATACCGGTCATACTGATACTTCCATGCACTATCCATAGAACCATAACTATTGCTAGCATTCATGGTAGTTTTATCTGAAGTAATATCGGCAACTTGATCTGTTCCTGAATGTACAACAGAATCTTTTGCAGGAGAAACAAATGCCATAGCATCTTTTCTTGCAGCTGCAATACCAATAATATGTGCTGAAGTAGTTACTTCGGTCCCAGTTGCACCAGGTGATCCAATTAGTAATGTAACATCAGAAGTTTCAGGATCACTATACAATGTATAACCTAGTTGCAAGTCACCAGTAGTAACTCCAGTTTCATGTGAAACACCACCAGCCAATCTTCCACCAAGAACTCCTTGAGCAGCAGTTGCACTACTAAAAGTTTTAAAAGTTGCACCTGCTTTTGCAGTTCCAGCATGTACTGCTGGAGATGCATCGGTTGAAACTGAAGTAAGTTCTACTGCTCTACCCAACCAAGCATATTTGGATTCATTTGCTAAAACATCACCGATGTAATTACTTGAACCATCTGCTCGTTTTCCATCTACAGCTTTGCTGATATAGGCAAATTTTTCTAAAATTTCTCCGGGTACACCTGTCCACAATCCACCTTCATCAATTACAAGAAGGTGCATCTCGTCACTAGCACCACCAGCAGCTAGAACATCAGCAGAAGTTCCGGGTGCAGTATCAAAATTTGATAACCAGATTGCGTTCAATGCTGCAGCAGTACCAGTAGAACTTGCACCAGCAGTTGATGTACTATCAGACCACGCATTAGAATCAATAACTCTTACATTCAAACTATTTCCCAAATCACCTGGGTATTTTGCTTGAAACAAAGATGTGCCACTTGCTAATGTAGATGCTTGACTAGAATAGTCCGTTATATTTTTAATTTCTATCGCAGTTCCACCATCATCATGATCTCCTATTCGTGCATTTTTTGCATTAGCACCAGTTACTCTAACAACAATCAAATTATTAGCATAGGCTAAAAAATTAGCAGCAGTCCAAAAATGTTCTTGTGTTGCTGTGTTAGGTTTTCCAAATTTTTCAACAAAGTCATTCTCTGTTGTTACTGTTGTTCTTTCATCGACCGGTCCCCATTGATAGGCACCTGCTACTGCACCAATGTTTGTTGATACATTAGGTACGACAGTAGTTAAGTCTTTTTCTGTTATTACTATTCCGGGTGATACTTGAAAAGCCATTTGTTTTCTCCTTTACATTCTTAATATTGATATAGATTTACTTATTAAACGTATTAAC